CCATTTGTAGCCGTTTTTTCTGCATCTTTAACAACCCATTTCATTTTTTACACCTCTTAATTTCTGCAACTTGTTTCTCTGTTAAAGCACCCAAAGTGACGTACCGTTCAAGCTGTGTATCTGTAACCCAGTTTTTTAGATAACGCTCTTTAATCGTTTCATACATTCAGCGCACCTCCTTCTAATATCATAAGCTCGATGTCTGTCATTCGCTGGCCAAGTTCCATTCGTTCGATTTCTGCATCCGTAGCCATTTGACCGAGAATTTCTATATCAGAGGGGAGAGGATTTGAAGAAGGGAATAACTCCTCTTTTTCTGCTTCTTTCAGCTCAACAACACTTCCATCTTGCAGTTTATAATTGTATCTTCCTCTATCATCCATTAGCCCGTTTTCAAGGTAGTTTCCTTGTGCATGTGCATATCTATCACCTTCACCTTCGTCAATCAACATGTATCCTTCTACTAATGAAAGAAAAATATCACTGTTGATTTCTGTGATCACTGAATTTGAATCTGTCTTAACATAAACTTTTGCCATGTTTCTTCCTCCTTAATAGATTTCTGCATCAGCCCAATATTTTCTTCCGTACACTCTAATCATTCCTGCTGCAGAGGCAGTGAAACTGAATAGTATATGATCTGTAAATGCTGAATACGTAATTCTCTCACCAGTGAGATTAGACATTGTTCCGCCTACACTCAATGTCAATGTCGGAGCTATTCGCATGTCAATAGGGACGGACATCATATTAGAAAATGAATTTGATGCAGCGTTTATCGTGTAATCAACATATATGTATCTACCATATCTTTTACATAGCATCAGTTCCTCTGCATACGGTCTAGGGACAAGAGGAGTAGCTATCGAACCTACTTCTAATTTCACCCATTTAACAGTAAAATCAGCGCCATTTGGAATCATTATATTTGAATTAAAAGGATAGACATTAAAATAACCTATTGATATCATTATTTCATCTAATATAAAGTCAAATTCGAATTCATATTTATGTTTCCCTTGCTTAACTTCATATTCAATATCTCTATTGGGTGTAACTGTACATTGAGTGTTAAAACTCATATTACTATCTATTTCAAAACTCAAAGTAATTTTTTTAGCATTATTCATGAACGTCTGTTTCCCATCTAATTCGACATGTTGAATTATACAAAAATATCCATTATCTCCATTGTTTTGAAATCTGATTCCTCCAAGATTAGATTTGGATACTACTAAATTCTGTATGTTTGCAGAAGTTAATATCATCCATCTATCAGCCAAATACTCGTTGTGAATGGCATTAGGTTTTGTTAAACTTGTTCCCCTTTGCCAGACTTGGAAATCTCCATTGATCAACAGATTAGGATTGCTGAATGGGGGAGTGGTCTCCTTGTAACCCGGAGGAACAGTATCACCGGATACTAGATATCCAGCTCCTACCGGTACTGTGTCTGTACCATCAATACCTTGTGTATTCCAAAGAGGAGTCCATTTGCCGTTTTCTTTTAAATATAGCCATTTAGGGTGCTGACCTTCATTTGATTTGTTGAGGTATGTATCTCCATCTTTCCCTAAAACAGCAGCAGGATCACCAATACCGTTATAGGTAGTACGGCCGTTAAAATCACCATTTGCAAGTTTTTGCTGCACTGTCTGTGTAAGTGTATTTGCACTATCTCTTGCGGTATTCGCTTCCGACGCAGCTGCCGCAGCTTCTCCGGCTTTTGTGTTTGCATTACTAGCTGCGGCATTAGCATCTGATGCTGCCTTATTTGCCTTTCCTGCAGCTGTATCTGCATCGCCTTTTGCCTTGTTCGCTGCCTGAGCCGCAGTGTTTGCTGCTGCAGCCTTTTCGTCGGCATTGGTTGCTGCAGTATTCGCTGTCTGCGTAGCCTGCGCTGCAGCTGTAGTGGATTGATCGACTGCTGTCTGTTGCTCCTCTGCTTTTTTCTGCAGGTCTTCCGCCTTTTCTTCGTGTTCTTCTGTTCGTCTGATCAGCTGATTCAGTTTTTCATTACTGGAGTTGAAGGTCGGGTCAACTACATTGGCATACCACACTTTCATAGCATTCAGCACTTCGATTTCCCAATACTTTTCAGATGGCGATACTTTAGATACAATTCTATTAGATCCATCCACCTGTAGTGTCAGTTGGTTGGATGTAATGACGATTTTATTTTCATTGATCGCTGCCAAAGACAAATATACATCGCCTTCGTTTTCAAACACCCCATCAGGCAACAAAATGTATGTTCCATCATCTTTTTCTTGTAGAGGGCATACAATCGGCATATCTGATTTCCAGCTGCTACAGTAACCAGATAACACCATTCCCTTAAATGGATTTGTTTCTGATGTGTCTTTAATAAGCTTAATAAAAAGATTGGCTGAGTGCTGATAACCTATAAGACTGTTCCCGTCAAGCATTATCTCTCTACCAATCTGTTTGATTTGTGTTACTACTATATCCATTTAATCGCCTCCTACATAGCCTTTAATCTATTCTTCAAAGCAACGTAATCAGCGGAAGTTATTTTACCATCACCATTGAAATCATAATGAGATATCATATCTGCATCTGCTGTTACAATGTTTGAAACAATCATGCGAACCATAAAAACGTCAGCCCACGTATATATATTGGTGATTCCACTATTCTTTATCTTTACTGTGCCATTATACAAACCGTCGGAATCTATATTCCAGCCTCCTATGTTTCCATCATTTGTCCTGATAGTTCCACCATCGAATAGTGTTCCTGTTATCGTTGATCCAGATATTTTACCTGTGATTTCCGCATTAGTCGCTTTTAATCCATTTGCTGTAACATTTCCATCCGCATCCACATTAAATTTGTTACCATTCGTGATCCGGATACCTCTTAATGTTCCGGCTGTTATGAAATCAGCATTGAACTTCCCATCGATCGTCCAAGCTGAATTATACGGTCCCTGCCATCCATTCTGACTGAATGCTATACCTCCCAGATTCATCCTAATGCAATACTTCGCATTCTCTTTCGGTAATGCATCCAGGATATAGATCTCATTCTGTGTTTGATAAATATGTCCCTTTTCAGCCCATGCATTTATCAGCTTCGTTGCCATCTCCTGCGCCTGCTGCAGCACTGATCCTTTCAGTTTTTCACCATCGTTGCCAAGAATGGATATTGCATCATTCACCTTTCCTGTTATGGTTTGCGGTTCTGAAGACAATGTGATTTTGTTCTTCTCCAGTGAATCATGATATCTCTGTAGCTTGATCACCTTTTCAATTATCTCAGTATGCTCGTCAATAATGACGTGTGCAATGTCATACAGCCCCATCTTCAGGAAGCTGTACCTATCATCTGTTTCCGCAAGGTCATTGACCGTGACCTCAAAGGATAATACCGGATATGCCTGTTCCTTCAACTTCTTTTTCGCATCAGCAAGTAGGTTCTCCGGAATCGTATATCGTTCATCCTTCCATACAATCCAGATCGGATGCACCTTGCCTGCATATGCATTATCTTCAACGTAGGTCTTCCCTCCATTTATGGATGCAAAATTGACATA